TTTTAAATGTTACGTTAGCACCACTTACTGCGATAGAAGCAGTAGCAGCCGTACTCAACGTGATGGTGGGGCGTTTGTTACCAGTGCCAAGACCGATAATAGATACACCACCGTTTGCTACAGAAATGGTAGCAGCAGCAATAACGTTTTCGGTATGACCAGGCATAACCATAACAACATCACCACGGTTAGCTTTGCATCGAGTAACAGCATAAGCAATGGTAGCGAAGGGTTTTTGATAAGTGCCAGGATTACCATTAGAACCACCTACACCGCCATCAGCGATAACAGTCGTAGAGTTCACAAAGAATACTTGACCAGGATTGGTCACATTGATTGGTAAACCACGGATAGTAAGACCAGCGGTAAAACCATTTGGATAATTTGAATAACTCATATTTTCACCATTGAACCCAGTAGGGTCTGTTAAGAAATGTCAAGGTTGAAACATAGGGGGCTTTTACACCCCCTACATTATTACGGATTAAGCTCCGTTAGTACCAAACACACCACGAGCATCATCCCATCCGTAGGAGGTACGATAGTCGGCTTTGAAACGAGCATTACCAGAGGTAAATGCGTTGTCTTGACCGAAACGTACTTTTCTACGCCAATAGAATTTCAGACCATTAGGTGCATCTGTGGTAACAAACCATGCGTCATCGTCAGTCAGGAAGGGCGAAGCCAACCAGCCGTCTTTAAACAGGTTCATATCACGGACTGCGTTAGTGGCATTGTTAGCACTGTCATTCTGCAATACAGAACCCAAGATACGCTGTGCATTGAATGCGTTGTTGCCTGATCTTACGATCAAACGTTTTGGCATCAGTGCAGCAGGTAATCCACGAGCATCTGTGGTTTGCATGATAAGAGCTAAAATGTCTTCCAATGATGCTTCTGACAAATCAGCATCAACAGTCAAACGGTTCTGGTAAGTACCACCGCTTGGGCCATTGCTGTGAGATGTAGAGAACAAGGAAGTGCCATCACCGTCAGTCATGGTGTAAGCAGTATCAAAGCCATTGTTCAGAACGCTGTGGGCATCCAGTTCGTTAGTGATAGTGGCAGCACGAGCCAGAGCTTTTGCGCCATCACTGAACTGATTGTACAGTTCGTCATCAATCGCTTCTTCAGTAACGATAAAGCCTTTAGCCCAAGTTGAATGGATATACTTAGGTGTAAAGCCCTGTCTACGAGAATCAAAGGAGATATCATCACCTTCGTCTTTGTTACTGAAACGACCAAATCCTTCCATCTGGACATTTACTTCAAATGCCTTCTGGCTATCTTTGACCATGAAGATTTTATCGTACTTGGGTTCGTGTTCTGCAAGTTCGTTCCCAAAAATATTACCAACGCCATCTTGGAGAAGACGTGGAATACTACCACGAGTAATAATTGTACTCATTGTCTATCTCCTTAAACGCCAGTTGCGCCCAGTTTGCTGTTGGTTTCATTGACTCGTACTAAGGCTCTTGAGCCAAGTACGCCATCAGAACCTACAAGCAGACGGACGATAGTTAATGGAAGGGTTGCTGTAGTAGCACGACCAGTGAAGTTGGCTTTCATGTTGCTGACAAAGATTGAGCCAGTAACAGTACCAGCAGTAACTACTGCGGGACAGTTAAGACCAACGTCAACAGCGGTGAATGGGCCATTAGCCACGTCAACAGCATACAAAGCAAAAGCATCTGTGTTTACAGTCAAGTAACCAGCAGTAGATGCGGGTAGGTGAGTGTAAGACAGAGCTTCGCCAGCAAAAGTTGGACGAACGCCAGTGACTACGCCAGTGTTACCAATGTTAGCAGTGCCGATATCGACCTCTGCATAACCATCAGTGAAAGAAGTGCCGGTCAGAACGACCAAGTCACCTATTCCGAGAACGCCAGAGTGAGATGAAAGTACATGGAAAGTTTTACTTTTCCCTGTAATGTCACCCTGTGCCTCAGTACCTACAAAATTAAATCCAGCCATTGTAGACCTCAGTAAGTTAAATGAAAGAAATACCCTTACGGGCAGTTGTCTCAACTAACTGACGCTTTTTCTAAGCGTTTAGTGAGGAAAATCTCTAAATTTGGCTCTATGCCTAAACTATAAATTGCTAAAAGCAATTTGCTGCTACTAGATTACAGTAGCAGCAAAGTCATTGTCAACTATAAGGATTATCCGATTCAACTCTATCTAAAGATGATTCACTTCCTTCTGCTCTTGTTCTAGTCGGTGCATATTCATTAACTGCAAGTTTAGTTTGCTCACCAAGCATTTTTTTGTTCTTTTCCTTCTTGGCATTTTGGTCATCTGTCCTGAATTCACGTTTAAGCCTCATCAGGTACATGGTACTGCTGCCAGAAGGTCTGGTTATAGTTCCACCAGAGAAATCTACACACATTTCATAATCAGCATTCTGTGCAGAAGTAATACGACCTGGACGATTACTTACCTCTGAAAACCAGCGGTAATAAAAGTGATCCCAATCAAACTCATAATTAGGTACTTCAAGGTTTAGCCCTTGCTGCATACCCCTTCTGACCCGTTTAGCAGGTTCGTTAGGATTTCTGGCATCACCAGACTCAATACCCATTACAGCAGACATCTCAGCACTTACATTGGATGCGGAAGTTCTACGTCCTCTCATTTTGACCCCCTAGAGTCAGATACAGCCTTCAGGAATTCTTTATCGTTCTTCCAGGCATCTGGTAATGCAGCCTTCAAAGCAAGCTCATCATTGGTTAAATCAGCCATACTTAATGCCCTAGAAGGTGTCTTAAAGCCCTTGTTTCCATGCCCTTTTTCAGTGTCAGGAACACTTCTTTTAGGGGTATTATCAGGATAACTAGCCTTTAATTTGTTATCGACTATAGATAAAGCAGTGTTATCGTCCATTCCTTGCATTTTAGCCTTCTGATATTCGTGTCTTGCATAGATAGACTTAGGAGATTCCTCAAATATCCACGCATTACGGGTATTCCAGTCATCCAGATCGGTATTTCGTGCAGGAGCTTGCATACTGAGGTTGGCAATCTGCTTGTCGTAGCCTTCAACAGCTTTAACATCACCATTTTCAATAGCAGCTTTACGAAAATCCCTGATTACTGCCTTCTGAGCGTCAACAATCTTGTTAACACCAGAAAGTCTCTCCTCAATTTCCCTGTCTTTGCTTTTTAACTTACCAATGAACTCTCCACGAATGTTAAAAGCCTCCGCAGAAATCCAATCTTCTGCTGCTTTACCGGCTTCATTCCATTCTTCCTCAGATACCCATCCACCGCTTCTTGCTTTATCTTCTTGACGGGTAGCGTATGTTTTAGGGAGCTTTACTTCTTCCTTTTCCTCTGGTTCTTGGGCAAGTGCTTTCAAATCAATTTCTTCTGAATCAGCCATTGTCTATGACTCCAATGATGTGTGTATCAGGAATGTAACGGAAGTTGTCATAATCTTTGACAACCGATTTCTTGCCTTCAAATTTTCTAAACTCTACCCTATCTCCAATGTTTACTCCCCATTGGACATGAGCTGGTTTTGATTCATCCTTACAACCTTCCCATCCTGAATAAGCAGTAGGGCCAACAGCCCGTAAAATACCTTCTTCAGTAACAGATTGTTCTTTCTGTGCAGTATCTTTGGTTAATAAAATACCTCCAGCCGTTTTTTCTTCTACTAACTGCGTTTCTACTAAAACGTAGAATCCTACTGGTTTAATCTTCATTGCTTAGTTCCTCGTTACGAACCTCTACTGGTTGCCAATACAATAGAATATCTATCATTTTCCTAGCACCTTCTCTTTGATGCGCTAGTGGAATGGAGCTATCTACTGATTCTGGCAAGTCGTCCTGTATCTGCTCAAGTAACGCTAATATGAGATCGTTATGCAGTCGGACGGTAACGGGGTCACGTTTCCACTTGTTGTAGTGGTCTCGTGTAATGAGGGTACGTTCAGGAATTAAACTAAATAGCATCTCTAGCATCTATTGCTCCTCTATTTTATAAATCTGCATTTGCAGATGATCTACCCGCTATGGGTTCTATTGTGGTACTTCTGGCATTGCTTGTTGATTCATCAACCCTTGTAAATTATCAGGCACTGTGCCTGGTGCTTGTGGCTGCATCTGTGGTGGCATTGGTGGAGCTTGCATTGGTGGAGGAGGAGCTATAGGTTGAATCCTCTCCATAGGATTAATGCCGTAGTTCATTATTTGTTTTTCAGCCATATCTATTATTCCAGAATACTTGTCAATCTTATTCTGGGTAGATTCAGTTTCTGCTTCTTCAGCCAGCTTAGTAGCTCTAGCCAGGCTTTCAATATCAGTGACTTTAGCGGTAAGAATCCTAGACTCGATCTCTTTGCGTTTGGCTTTAGAGTCTTCATCCAGGCGGTCTTGCTCACGTTTAAGTATCTCAGTCTGAAGTTGTGCTAACTGATTGGTTTTTTCTTTCTCAGCAGTCATTTTCTGGATAGCTTCTTTGTCTTTTGGACTCATGGAGCTTTCGTCTGGGTAGATTTGTTCTAACAAGTCAGATCCGATAGCTTCAAAAAATCCTTTGATAATGGGAACAGGATTACCTCCAGACTGGAGAACCATAGGGACTTGTTCTAGCTCAAGTGCAGCCGTTTGAATTCGCTGTACACGACTGCTCATCTCAGCACTGGCACTGGGTATAATCTCAACCATATCAGAATCAAAGTCAGCAATAGGGTCAGCTTCTGGATCGTCCAGAATATCTTTATACAGATCAGGGTTAAATGTAGTTTTGTTAATCCTGTACAAGACTTGGAATTCTTCAGTCTGCGAGTCGATAATCCGTTTGAACAACGCATTAGTGGCTGTCATTCCTTCTTGGATAATAGCCAACGCAGTAGTAGGGGCTGTGCTTGCTTGAATCTGACCAGACAAATCAGCTACTGCCAAAAATGTTTGCGCTCGATTGCTCATCTGCTGATTAAGAGCCAGCAATGCTTGGCTAGGTTCTTGAGTAGGGTTTGGAAAGATACCTTTAGCCAATTTCTCAGCAGGAACATCCGTCTTAACGTACTGTCCCATCTTCAGCCTGGTGACACCGTTTTCTTTCCTGAACTCTTTAGACAGTATTCCACCGCCTACATTGTTCAAAGTACCTCGGTCAGTCAGTTGATTAGTGGTAGCGTTAATTGCTTGGGTCATTGCTCCGAGAACATGGGCATACCCCAGATCAAGGAAAGTGCCATCAGGGGCTGGTATAAATCCATACTTTGTTACGTTTTGGAAAGGGATTACTCTAACGATTTCAAAGTCTTCTTTATTGATTTTAGGTTTTGCCAACCCTAAAAAGCTCATCATTCCATCACCACCAAACCCTTTCACTACGTCTTGTTCGGTAAGTCTCATCGCTTTAGGCAATGACATAACCTTTTCGTTATACTTAACCATGATGGAGTTTTCATCAAACCGAGCAACAATCCTGACTACCTTGCCTGATTGGTCGTGAACCGTTATCACATAAGGTTCTTCATACCCATCACCGTCTAAGTCATAAAAGCATTGCTGCTCAATAAATTTCTCTGGATTGTCAAAACTGTTAATTACCTTCTGTTCTTCGTTGGAGAATTTATCTCCTTTACGGTCTACACCTTCTTCGTATTCAGAAGACTCATCTTCAAACATTTCAATATCCAGCCATTTCCCCGAACGAACTCGCTCTTCTATAGCATTACGGGAGAACTGCATAACCTGAGAGAAAGAACGACAGTCAGACATAGACTTGGTAGCTTGGTTAACAACGAAGTCAGGGTAAGTAATTACAATGGACTCACACTTATCTTCAAGTAAATCAAAGACTACTTTCTTAAACGCTGTTCCTACGTTAGGCAGTTGATAGAATAATCGAGATTGATCTCGTCTCCAGCCACCCATCCCATAGTTAATCTGATAGTTCATTACTTCAGAAACACGCTTCATGCGTTCTTTCTTCTTACCATCCTTATCTCTACCGATAGCTTGTACAGCCAATAAGTTTTTATTTTTCAATAACTCAAGGGTAGCTTTATCACCAAAGCGTAACGATGCTTCAGTCAGGATAGGGTCTTTGTAATTGGATGCACCTTCCCAGGGCGTTGATCGGGTGTGGTATTCTTGTCTCATCAGGTCGATACCGTTTTTCACAGCATCCAACCAATCAGTCATTGAGGTGAGGTCTTCTTCGTACTGACGTTTAACTCTTGATCCAATAGCCTTGAGAACATCTTCATCAAGGTCATCAGCAATATTCATCTTGCTTATGTAATCGACTAGAATCTTAACCGTCATATTAATATCCCATCGCACCAGTGGGTGCTTGATAATTCTCTTCTTCGTAATTAACAGGTTCGCTAATATACCGTTTCTGCTCTGCGTAACGAGCCATCATAAAAGCTCCTCTTACGGCATCAATCAAATCGTCTTTCACTTTCACAATAGCAGAAGTACCATTGGGCATTTGCCTTCGATGGTATTCTCTTACCTCTGCAACTAACTCGTGCAAATCACTAAATATCTTAAAAAGACCAGTGGACATGAGTTCGTTGAGCTTCATTAATCCTGCCTCAACGCCATTACCACCTTCAGGCCAAGTCGAATGTTCGTCTAGCATAGACCAACCTGCTTCCTCATAATAGTCCTTTTGTTGTTTAGCAGAACCCTTTTCGTGCATTAGTCCATCGTGAGGCCAAGCAGTAGGGACATCTTTAGCCCATCCTCTGACCGATTGCCAGGCTTCAAAAGGTTGTTTCTTAGATTTCTTCCAGGCTTGTACAACGTAAATAGCTCCACTGTCAGGATCAATTGCTAGTTGAACATGAGCCTGTGGATGATCCCAGCCAAAGTCCATTCCATTAATCAAATACCAGTGTTCAGGAATATCAAATCTCTTACAGGTTATATCTTCCTCACCATGCTCAAAGATAAGCCCAGCACCCATCAAGGGAACTCCTCGACTTCTCATGTCTCTTTGGTAAGGGGGGTAAGCCTTTAGAATATCTCGTTTCATCTCTTCAGTAAGATGAGGAGCGTCAGACCAAGTAGCTGTCTGTAAACACATACCTGAACCGTCAGAATCCATCAACTGTTGGACAAGGCTAGTCTTTCCGTTCTCAGGGGTAAACGTGATAATCCCTCTACCTCCCTGTCCTAAGTCCCCATTCAACGTCCTTGTTAAAACTTGAGGGAAGATTTCTTGGTCTTCAGGTTCTTCGTCAATGTGATACCAATCAACAACGTCACCCATCAAAGCGTGTTGTCCTTGTGAGTAAGACCAGAACTGACAGACCGATACACCTCCAGACTTATGCCTTACCCTAATTTCTCTGCAAGCTCCGGATGTTCCTGCCATAGCCCTATAGTCAATAATCTTGTCAACAGGGATTAGACCACCTAGAAACTTACTGTCCCTCAAATCACCAAACATAGGTTTCTGTAACAAATCCCTAGTCTTCTCACCAGAGTATCCTAACAACCAACATAACGGAGCTTTACTAAACTTATACCCTTCCCAGTCATCAGGGTACTCACCCGTCAGATGCGCACAATCCAACACTCTACCCGTTTGAGATTTACCAACCTGGTTAGCAGCCATCAACCCAGCAATACGGCATTCCTTCGTAGCGGATATAAACCTTTTCTGCCACTCATACAACGTGGAATACTTACGCATAAACTTGGCTTGATTCAATCGTCTAGTCTGTTCTTCTAACAAAGACGCTAACTCTAGCTTCTGCTGTCGATTCATGCTTAACACTCTCGTCATCTATGTTTCATGTGGAACATCATACAGTTAATCACTAGTTGTTAACAATATTGGTGGGAACTAGTAGTTAACAGTTCTATTAGTAACTAGTTGTTAACAGTATTAGCAAGTAGTTGTTAACAGATTTGTTGTCTTTACTAGCATTCTATCTCTGGAAACCCAAGAGGGTAGCTTGTTGATTTTAAAGTCATAGATTGTCTTCGTCCGAGGCTTCTATTGTTGATTTTAAATCTATACATTACGATTTTAAATCTATTGCTGAAAATTAGCTCCGCAAAAATTTTTTTAGTGATTTCTGGAGATTTAAGGGGGGGTCTTTGTAGAAAATTGCGCTATATAGAAGTGGGTCTATCAACGATCATCAATATTAAAGTCGTACCCCCCCCCACCCAATCCAT